TTTTTTTTTTTTTTTTTTTTTTTTTTTTTTTTTTTTTTTCATTTGTCCTTCAACAACACGGATAGCAGGCATCATGAGACCGGTAGGCATTTGAAGATCAATGTTTTCAGCACTGATCCATACCGTTCCATCAACTGACGTTTGCGATTCTGATGCCCCAGATGAAAGCTTTGAATACACAGTACATCTAAAACTACCAATCAAAGATCGATGAGTAATAGTATTGTAGTGTGAAACTAGGCCAACATATGGGATAACAAGTTCTGCAGCAGTCGATGTTGACAGATCGAGATCGACATGTCTATAGCCGGTGATACCTCCAAAATGTGAAGTTGAAGTGACTTGGTTGTTAGTGTGTGGCATGTTGATTGTGAAAGGACTAAACCATAGAACAACACGTCCAGCATTGAACGGTTGTGCATTGAATTGTACCCTGACACGGAAATCACATCGAAGAAACGTGAAACCCTGCAATTTTTGGTTGATCATTGGAATATCAATCCACGTTCTTGGCAATTCGTTTCCTGGTTGCGCGAAGCTAGGATTAATAAGTTCTGCACCGACATTGTCAGTCTCTTTCCACACAATTCCTTCAAGAGGAATCGGACGTGATAGAAAACCAACTATGTCGTTGACCAAACCATCATTAGCAGTTGAGAGGTAATCATTGATCGGAGTGATGGAAGGAAGCTCCAAAGAAGCAACCACACCATCTTCCTCAAAACGAACAGTCTCTTGTTGACGTACCACTTCGGCGTGAAGTCCTTGCATGCCCTCACTAGGTGCTGTCTGCGTTGTTTCGAGTGCAGACGAACTCGCCATATAGGTGTTAGTATTATTTTGTGAATCCATGAATGATACACTGATGTTGGGATAAAGTGATTATAAGTCAAGAATAAAATCCCTAATTCATGACTCGTTCTGCATTTGACATTACTGTCTAAGATAGCGCAGTACTACCTATGTTGGAGGCTGGTGAGGAAATACCAGTGCTTTTGGTTATTGTGCATCAATCCGAAGATTGCTGGAATTAGACCCTCAAGTCCTCCTTTGGCCTTCCGAGGAAGGCCATGGCCATCCGAAGATGGCCAAGGTTAACTACTCTTTACTAGGACCAACGATTATGGTACAACTTTTATATGAGGTTAACAATACTTTACGGCTTCAATCCTTTGGTAATCATCATAAGTCTCAAAATTGACAGACACTCTTTCTGAGAGAATTCTCCTTGCCTTTTCAAATGCAGGTAGTTCCCTATCGAAAGTCTCTCTGTCATGCTGTGCAAGCTCGACTACAGCATTACACAATACTTCAGCTGTTAGGTCAAAAGGATCGATGGTACCTTTATTCCACATCGCCATTTCTCTGATAGTTTCGAGTGCAAGTGGTGCTCGAAAGCGACACTGCACATCATCCCATCGGAATGTGCGTTTAAGGAAATTGATATCATCTCGACTACGAAACGGAACAATCACTCCAGTCTTTGCTTCATCTGTATATTCCATACCGAACGTTGCGTAGGCCTCAGTGATTGTCACTTGATTAAACCACTCG